ATAACTGCACATCATCCACAGTTGAGGACGTTGCTATGAATAGGTCTATATTTCAAGCCTTAAATGATGAAAGAAGAAGGATAAATAGGTTCGATATAGCCGTTATTCCAGAGAAACCAGGCGGAACTAACAAGCGTAATCGCATTTATAGTGGTCTTTCGGCCCGTTTTAGTACAGGAACGATACATTTACGGAAAAATATGTTTGATTTGATTAACGAAATTGTTACTTTTGGCCCTAAAATGTCTCACGATGATACAATAGAAAGTCTTTATTACGCACAAGTGCACTCGTTTCCTACCAACATGAAACGTGATAAAGAGAAAAAAAGATGGTTTAAACCAAAAAGAAAAGCGAAAAGTTGGATAGTCGCTTAATGATAATAGGAGAATAACATGCCAATAGCTGGCAAAAAGAAAAAAACTACAGCAAAGAAACCGTATTTTGCGAATACGGAAGCTTATAAGAAAAAAGTAGCTAAGGGCAGAAAGCCTGGAGCAGCTAAAAAAGCAACTAGACGTGCTAAAAGAAAACAAGCTTTATCAAAAGTCGCTGAATTTCTTAATCCCTGGGATGAAGAAAGTAGACAGAGAAGGACGACTAGAAAAGCTAAGAGGGCTCAAAAGAAAGTTAGTAAGAAAATTACTAAAGCTATGGGGCCTGGAGGAATACAAAAAGCTCAAGCCAAGACGGCAGCAGCATCAGCTGCTCGACGTAAGAAAATTGGAGTTTCTAAAGGAACTCAAGTTCGTAAAGGAGCAGTAGGCGTAAAAAAGACTAAGGGTGGCGAATATGTCAAGTATGGTAAAAAGACAGAAGCTGCTAAAAGTTTTAGGCAAACATTTAAAGCTAAATGTGCCGGTGGAGCTGAATCCTTTACTTGGGATGGCAGAAGTTATAGTTGCGCGAAAAAAGGAGCTGCTAAGAAAGCTGGTTCTAAAGCAGGACCTGCTAAGGCTAAACCAAGAAGTGTAAGAGCTACTCTTTTTCCGACTAGAGCAGAAGTAACTGCTAGAAAAGCATCTAAGAAATAATACTGTTTTTAAAAATAGAAGGAGTACTCTGAATGATTAGTATTAGTCAGATGAGGTCTCTTGTTAAAGCTACTTGTTCTAAGATGGGTGAAAAATACGCATCCGATGATGCAGTAGAACTTATTTTAGCAACTGGGATTGTAGAATCAAGGTACGAGTATATTAGACAAATGGGTGATGGCCCCGCTAGAAGTTTTTGGCAAGTAGAGCCTGCAACCTGTGTAGACAACTTGGCTCACTATTTGAAGCACAGACCTGAGCTAATGAGAAAATGTGCAGAAGCAAGTATGGTGGATGTAAAACATTGGCAAAATTATGATGAAAGAGTATGGGCAGAAATATTAGAAAAAAATATAGCAGCTGGCATAGTTCATTGTCGGTTAAAGTATTGGAGAGTTCCTAAGAAGATGCCTAGTTCAGTTGAAGGGCAAGCCGCTTATTGGAAAAAATACTACAATAGTGAAGGCGGTAAAGGTGACCCTGAACATTTTGTTGAATCAGTTAAAAAGTTATTAAGATAAATGGCAAGGACAACTAATAAGAAAAGAGCTCAAGTTAATAAACAGCTTTGGGAAAGAGCTAACAATAGCCATAGACAAAGGTGGCAAAGTTTAAGCCAAAAAGGTTTTGATTTTTATTTAAATGAGCAACTTTCAAAAAGAGAGATAGATTCACTAGAAGAAGCTGGAATGCCGACATTCACTATTAATAGGGTAACTCCTATTGTAGAGATTATGAAGTATTTTGTTACGGCTAACAATCCAAGATGGAAAGCAGTAGGGGCTACAGGAGATGATGTTGATTCTGCTCAAGTCCATTCTGATATTGCAGATTATTGTTGGTATCTGTCTAATGGTAAATCATTATATAGTCAAGTTGTTCTTGACAGTCTTACTAAAGGGATAGGTTATTTTCTTGTAGATGTAGATAGAGATTCTGACCGTGGCATGGGCGAGGTAATGTTTAAAAGGATTGAACCTTATGATGTGTATGTTGACCCGGCAAGTAGAGATTTTTTATTTAGAGATGCTACTTTTATAACGGTAAGGAAGAATCTTTCAAGGTCAAGTTTAATAAATATGTTACCTGACCATGAAGCTAAGATAAAGAAAGTATCAAGAAGTACTGAGATTGTATCATATTCACAAAGAGATACGGAAGAATCATTTTCTATACAACCTGAAGATATTACAATGGGTGTCAACCTAGATGCTGAAGATGAAGATATTATTCCATACTATGAAACATATTCTAAGAAGAAATTTGCATATAGAAATGTATTTATCAAAGTTACTCCATCGCCAGCAGAACTTGATGTTATAAAAGAACAAGTAGAAGAAAAGATTGAAGCTTTTAGAAAAGAAGTTGAAGTAGGTTTAATGGAAAAAGAACTTCAACTACAACAAGCCGTAGAAGCTGGTGAAATGATACCTGAACGGGCTAAATTAGAATTAGAAAAAGCTCAGAAGATGGCTGCTCAGGCAGTGCAAGAACAGAGAATGCAGTTAACAGCTGAAGCTCAAGACGCTGCTACTGTGGTAGCTCAGCAGGTAATGACTGATAAAGATTATCAGATATTAATATCCAATGAAGAAGCGAAAAAGAATATTGTTGACGCAGTAAAATTTTATGAAAATAGGGTTATGTTAACATGCACAGTTGGTGATGATGTATTCTTATATGAATATGAATTACCAGTTAACGAATATCCTATTGTTCCAATTCCTTATATGTACAGCGGGACTCCATATTCTATGAGTGCAGTTGTTCCTCTTATTGGTAAACAACAAGAGATAAATAAATCTCATCAGATTATGTTGCACAATGCAAACCTCGCTTCTAATCTTAGGTGGATGTATGAAGAAGGTTCAGTACCAGAAGAAGAGTGGGAACAATATTCATCTTCTCCGGGAGCCTTATTAAAGTATCGTCAAGGGTTTACTCCTCCTACTCCTGTATTACCAGCTCCAATCAACAATGCTTTTTACACAGTAGTACAAGAAGGTAAATCTGATGCAGAATATATAAGTGGAGTACCATCTGCGATGATGGGATTTACGCAAGACCAACCTGAAACATATAGAGGTCTACTTGCAAATGACGAGTTTGGAACGAGAAGATTAAAAGCATGGATGGGTAGTATTGTAGAACCTTGCTTAGAGCAGTTAGGAAGATGCTTTCAAATGAGAGCTCAAAATCATTATACAGTAGAAAAAGTATTTAGAATTGTTCAACCAGAAGCAGGTCAGGCTCCACAAGAGGAAAAAGAAGTTAAGATTAACATTCCTGTATATAATGATTATGGTGAAGCAATAGGTAAATTTAAAGATTACGCTTCTGCAAGATTTGATATAAGGATTGTATCTGGAGCTACGATGCCTGTTAATAGATGGGCTTTGATTGAAGAATACTTCAGATGGTTCCAAGCAGGATTGATTGATGATATTGCTATGATTAGCGAAACTGACATTAGAAACAAGAAACAGGTAATTGAAAGAAAATCAATGTACTCACAAATGCAAGGTCAGTTATCGTCAATGGAAGAATCTTTAAAAGATAAAGATGGAACAATTGAAACATTAGAACGTCAACTTGTACAAGCTGGTATTAGGATGAAAGTAGGACAGGCTTCTAATGAAATAAGAAAAGACGTGCTTGAAACAGAAGCACAACAAAAACTTTTAAGAGGGCTGCTTAAATCTGAATTTGAAAAAATGAAGGTTGAAATGAAAGCAAGTCTTGAAAAAGAAGAAACAACAAAAGAAAAAGAGTAGTTTGATTATTACTTCTTTTATTAATAACTTAGTTAGAGTGAAAGGAAATAACTTATGAGTCAAGAACAAGTAGGCAACGCCGATATGGCCCCCGAAAGTAATAACGCTCAGGCCAACCTTGATGGGATGTCAGATGACTTCTTCTCTGCTTTAGATAGCAGTGTCAATGGTGGTATATTAGACGAACCTTCGCAGTTAACCTCGGATTTAATCAGTGATAATACGCTGTCGAGCCCAAGTGAAGTTCAACCACAGGTTTCTGACCCTACTGAAGTAGTGGATGTAGAAACCATTCAAAAAAG